AAGTTTGTAGCTGGTCTACAATCTAACACCCTAACACTTGATTTTCTGAATGAATGGGCAGCAAGCCAAGTTATGCAAACACTTAACGATGCATTTGGACAGACTATTTCTGTTTCAATGATTACCGTTAAAGGTACAGCAGTATCAGCAGCTAATCCAACCTACCAATTCTCAATCTTGGTAAATAACCTAACCCCAGTGGGTCAAGGCGGCGTGGCTGAGATCGCTACCTCTTCAGTAACATTTACTATAAACTCCGCAGTAACAGTGTCCCCATCGGTGGCATTTTAATTAAGGAGTAATAATGGCAAAGCTAAAGATAACAAGGGCTAATGGAGAAGTATCAGAGCACAAGATAACTCCAGGTGTCGAGTACGCTTTTGAATTGAAGTATGGATCAGGTATTAGCAAAGTCTTGCGTGAGCACGAGAGACAAACAGAAATATTTTGGTTGGCTTATGAATGCTTACGCAGGGCTGGCGCACAAATACCTCTTTGGGGCAGCGAATTCATCGATACGCTTGAAACCGTTGAGGTATTAGACGAAGAAAAAAAATAATAGAGCGGTCTTCAATACTTTACAGCATCGCACAGTTGAGCGTAGAGACTGGGATACCGCCTAGCGAATTTATTGATATGGATACAGAAATGTACCTAGCAATAATTCAGGTATTGACAGACAGAGCTAAGGAGATCAGAAATGCCAGTCGAGGTCGTAGGCGTTAAAGATGTCCTTAACGGTTTAAGTTTTTTTGATGAGGATTTGCGCTTGCGTGTTAGTAGAGCAATAGACCCGCTAATGCGACAAGTAGCAGAAAAAGCCAAAGGATTTGTACCTAGCGATGCGCAAGTATTATCTGGTTGGTCTAAATCAATATCTAGCCCAATTAGTTACAAACCATTTCCCAAATACAATGCTAACGATGTTAGAGCAGGTATTGGATATAATCCTGGGAAAAACACAGCTAATAAATATGGTTGGCAAGTAAGCCAATATGTTTATAACGTAAGCAGGCCAGGATCCATATATGAAACTGCAGGCCGACTAAACCCACAAGGTAGAGCACCTTTCCAGATGACACCTTCTAAAGGCGCAAGCGGAACATATACTAAGAGATCAGCTAAAAGCCGAGCATTTGAAGAATATAAATCTAATAACCCATTTGCTAGCCAACAGTTTATAGCTGCATTAGAGCCAGTTACTAAACCAAAGCGAGTGCCTAATACTCGTGGTGTTGGTGGTCGCAAGATGCAGGGCCGCTTGATTTACAAGGCTTGGGCGCAAGATAGCATCAAGGTTTACGAGGCAATACTTAAAGCTATTGATGGATCCGCCGTAGAGTTTAAGCGCAGGACAACTATTAAGAAGGCAGCATAATGGCCAATATTTATGTAGCAGCGCAATCGACCTGGAATGGCAAAGCCCTAAAGAAAGCTAAAAAAGATATAACCGTATTCGATCAACAAGTCAAAACATTAGGCAAAACATTTGCTGGTGTCTTTGGCGCAAGGGCGTTATTTAATTATGGCAAGAATGCAGTTAAAGCATTTGCAGCCGATGAAGCAGCCGCTAAAGCATTAGAGTTACAATTAAAAAACACTGGCAATCAATTCTCAGCACCTGCTGTAGAAATGTATATAGCCAATCTGCAAAAAACCACAGGCGTTATAGATGACCAATTAAGGCCAGCATTTCAACAATTACTAACTGTTACTGAATCAGTAGTCCTTAGCCAAGCAGCTTTAGATACAGCATTAAATGTTAGCGCAGCCACAGGCAAATCATTAACTGAGGTAGCCGCAGCATTAAGCAAAGGATATGCGGGCAACACCACAGCATTAACTAGATTAGGTGCGGGTTTAGACAAGACCACTTTAAAGAGTGGCGATATGAACAAAATACTCGATGAGTTAAACAAGAAGTTTGCAGGTCAGGCACAAGCAAGATTAACCACCTATGCTGGCAAATTAGATTTAATAAATGTAGCTGCTAATAATGCTAAGGAAACTATAGGCAAAGGTCTATTAGATGCTTTAACAATCATTAGCAAAGATAAGAGCATCTCTAACCTAACAGGCGATTTTGAAAAACTATCCGCTGGCATAGCAGGAACTATTGTGGATTTAGCAAACTTAATTGCTAAACTACAACAAATCCCAGGACTAAGTTTTGTCTTTGATGTCAAAAATATACCTGTAGTCGGTTCTTATTTAGATTACCTAATGAACAGGGGTGGTCAGGCGCAAAGTTTTACAGGCACGCCATTTGGCCAAGCAGGATCATCTTCAGAAGCGGCTAAAATCGCCGAACAAAAACGTATTAAAGATGCAGCCAAATTACGTGCTACGGAAAATGCTTTAATAAAAGACAAAAACGCCTTAGAGGATTTAAAGAAAAAATATGACACAGAGCGTATAGGGTTAATGCTGGCACTTAACCAAGCCACCGATGAAGAGACCAAATTACGTATTGCTGAGAAGTTAGCCATATTAGATGGCAACGCAGCTAAAGCCCAAGAATATCTAGCAGCAGAAAATGCTTACGATTGGCGACAAAAAGAAATAGAATCACTAAAAGAATTGACTAATGCTCAATATATGGCAGCGTCAAATATGACTAAATTAGCAGACTGGGTAGCCTATAGAGCGGGCGAGCGTGGTGACAATTTAAGTAATGTGCCTAGCAATGGTGGTGGTGGCGGTAGTATTCCAATGTCTGCACCTGTCGCTATGGGCGCCGTTCAACGTGGAGAATACCCAGTAACTGTGAATGTAAACGCTGGCACAATAGTTTCAGATCAAGAATTACAAGGTTTAATTACCGACACCGTAAGAGTCGCTTTGAAATCAGGCAATAAACTAATTCCTGCAGGATCTATTGTCTAATGCCTGCGCCTACAGTAAACGCATATATCAATTTTTCAACTGGACCTTCATTTGCCCAGGCCATGATATTGGATACTGGCGTACTGGACACCAACATATTAGGAGATTCAGCATCTTTAATTGTTGATGTATCAAATCGTATAAATTATATTCAAACTAACCGAGGTCGAAACCCTTCTGTAGATCAATTTCAAACTGGCACACTCAGTTTACGAATAATTGATCAAAATGGGGACTTCAATCCAAGTAACCCTCTATCGCCCTATTATCAAGTTTTAACCCCTATGAAAAAAGTACAAATCACGGCTACATATAATGGAATTACATATCCGATTTTTGCTGGATTTATTACAAGTTATTTAAACACTCAACCTAAAGACGCAACAGAGGTGGCTTATACAACCATTCAGGCTGTGGATGCATTTAGGCTTGCCTATAATGCTCAAATATCTACCGTGGCTGGTACAAGTGCTGGGCAATTAAGTGGAGCACGAATCAATAATATATTAGATCAAATATCTTGGCCTGCTACGATGCGTGATATTGACGCAGGTTTAACCACATTACAGGACGATCCAGGCACAGCACGTACTTCATTAAATGCTATGCAGACAGTAACAGATAGTGAATATGGTGCTTTGTATGTCAGCGCAGACGGTAATTTTGTATTTCAAGATAGAAATGTGACTGCTGGATCCATAGGCGGCACCGTTACCACTTTTAACGATAATGGCACAGGAATTTCATACGCCAATGCAATATGGAAATTGGATGATACTTTGGTATTTAATTCAGCCCAAATCAGCCGAGCCGGTGGTACTCCACAAACAGCTATAAACCAAGCATCAATAGATAAATATTTTATCCATTCATATAACCTACAAAACCTGCTTATGCAGACAGATGCCGTGGCTTTAGATTATGCCAAGGCTTATGTAGCCAGTCGTGCTGAAACCTCTATTAGATGTGATGGTATCGAATTAGATTTGTACAGTCCTAATTACGACACTGGGATCGTGGCTGCTTTAAGCCTTGATTTTTTTGATCCAATCAGGGTGGTTACTACCCAACCAGGCGCATCTACTTTAGACAAAACTTTGCAAATCTTTGGCGTGGCTAACACCATAACACCAAACAGCTTTAGGGTCTTTTTTACTACTTTAGAGCCAGTAATCGACGCCCTGATTCTCGACAATACAAGCGGATATGGCACTTTAGACTATAATGTGCTCAGTTACTAAGGAGAAATAATGGCAAAGCAAACCTTTACCACTGGGCAGGTATTAACAGCTGCACAGATGACAAGTTTACAACAGACTGCTATGGGTGGTGGTGATACCACTGCTAAGACTACAAGTTATGTTTTAGTAGCCGCTGACGCTGGCACAACTGTCGCTATGAATGCGGCAGGGTCTACAACTATAACAGTTAATACAGGATTGTTTGCAGCGGGCGATACAGTATTTATTCAAAATCGAGGCGCAGGAATCTGCACTATTACAGCTGGTACAGCAACTGTAAATACTCATGGGTCTTTAGCGTTATCGCAATATGAAGGTGGGCAACTTTATTTTACAGCCACTGGCGCAGCAATATTTTTTGATGTAAGCCAATCCACTGGTATGACAAACCCAATGACAACTACTGGTGATACTATTTACTCATCAAGTGGATCAACACCTGCAAGATTAGGAATTGGCAGCACAGGTCAAGTATTAACTGTTGCTGGTGGTGTGCCTACTTGGGCAACTCCTGCTGGCGGTGGCGGTAAAGTTTTGCAGGTTGTAGAAGCAAGAACGACAACTCAAAAAGATAGCGCAACCAGCACTTATGTTGATAGTAATTTAACGGCTACCATTACGCCAAGTTCAGCGACAAGCAAAGTTTTAGTTATGGTTGCTCAAAATGGTTTAAGAAAAAGTAGTGGTAGTGCATCTAATGCTTTAGCCATTAGATTAATGAGAGATGCTAGTCAATTGCAAGAAATTTTTTATATTGGCTATACAAATTCCGCATTAACTTTAGCCACCGCTTCTGCAAGTTTCTTATTTCTTGATTCACCATCAACTACCTCGGCAACAACATACAAGACACAAATTAAAAGTCAACTTAATACAGCTGATGTAGGTGTTCAATATAACGATGCTTCAAGTGCAATCGTATTATTAGAAATAGGTGCATAATGGCAAAAGGTTTTGAAGTTTTATCAATGTTAATTCCTAATGGTGGTTGGGTTATTTCTGGCAATGAATATGAAGGTATTGAGTTTTTAGAATGCGAACCAATAACCAAATAACAATTTGAAGAAGGTTTTGCTAAATATGAAGCTTGGAAACTTGAACAAGATAATGCTAAAGCAGCTACAAAAGCGGCATTGTTAGATCGTTTAGGTATCACTGAGGACGAAGCAAAACTCCTTCTCAGCTGATGAAGCCGAAGTTGTGTGCAGCTGGTGTGCAGTTAAGAGATCAAGTTGATACGTGGTTTCCAAATAGGCGTACTGCCAGTGATGGGTGGGTGGGCGATAGCCGTCATGCCACCAGAAAATCGGATCATAATCCAGACGAGTTTGGGTGGGTCAGAGCAATTGATATTGATTCTAGGCTGGAGTCATCCGAAAGCCTCGCACCTTATTTGGCTGACCAAATCCGAATCGCAGCCAAATCGGATCCGCGCATATCATACGTCATCTATAACAGGCGAATATGCTCGAAGGTATTAAATTGGAAATGGCGAAAATACAAAGGGATAAACCCACACACAAAACACATTCACGTAAGTTTTACAAAACTAGGCGACCTAAGCAGCGCAGAGTTCGACATACCACTAATAGGGGGCAAGTTATGAATATGAAAAATCCATACGTACTAACACTAGGCGCATTCTTATCAGCCTGGGCAGCATCCAATTTCGCAGCTGACTATCGCTCAATTCTATGGGCATTACTAGCAGGTGTCTTTGGGTATGCAACTCCTAAAAAATGAGCATAAACGAATGGGTCGCTGTTGCCGTTGGCGCAAGCACTTTAATCACAACTGGCTTAGTGGCTCTACGTTGGGTTATTAGATCCTATCTCGCTGAGTTAAAACCTAATTCTGGTACTAGTATGAAAGATCAATTAACTCGACTTGAACAGCGTGTCGATGATCTCTTTGTCTTAATCAGTAAGCGATAATTTTAATTATGGCAACTACACGCAAGCGTAGAAAAATTAACAGGCGCAGAGTACGCAAATCACCTGAGCCTTTATCTAAATTAGAAGTGTTTTATATTGCCAAACACGAAATGTTCAAAGCTGCACGTAAGGCAGGATTCTCAGAATCGGTGGCTCTCTATCTTATGGATAGTCCAGAGTCAATGCCTGACTGGGTAGTAGGCGACAAGGGAATTATTCCACGTATCCCTACACCAGATGAGGAAGAAGATTAAGCGCTACCTGGTAATCAGTGATCTACAGATACCATTCCATCACGAGGTAGCTGTAAAGAATGTTATCAAGTTAGCAAGGCGGGAGAAGTTTGATTCAGTATTGGTGGTTGGGGATGAAATTGACTTTAACACAATTAGTAAATGGGCTGAAGGCACACCTTTGGCTTATCGGCAGACCATTCACGATGATCGGGAACTTACTAAGTCGATATTGTGGGATCTCAGTGAGTACAGCCGAGAGTGTCATATTATCCGTAGTAATCATACTGATCGCTTATATAACACTTTATTAAAAGTCCCTGGCTTAATTAGCCTACCCGAATTACAGTATCCAGCATTTATGGGATTTAAGGATATGGGTATGGAGTACCACAAAACCGCCTATGAGTTTCACCCAGGTTGGATGTTAGCCCATGGAGACGAGGGCAATATGAGCCAGCACGCAGGTATCACAGCTCTTAACCTGGCTAAAAAATGGGGTAAATCAGTATTATGTGGCCACACCCATAGACTGGGCATGAGTGCCTATGCAGAGGGCGTAGGAAGCCATTACAGGGCCTTATATGGGGTTGAGGTAGGAAACCTTATGGATCGCAAAAAAGCCTCTTATTTACGCTATGGAAGCGCGAATTGGCAGATGGGTATTGCTATACTAGAAGCCGTAGGAAAGACCCTGACACCAACCCTGGTGCCAATAAACAAGGATGGCTCATTCACAGCGCTTGGAAAACTCTACGCATAACGTTATCAAATCGTTATCAAAATAATCCTCTAAATAATCCCCAAAGTCATACACAGGTGCAACACTATTGCCATGCCACAAAATATGTAGGCATAGTTAGGGCTATATGAATAACTGGTTGGAGATGCGAAACGCATTTGAGCAATTAGCATGGTTGGTACTTGGCGTAAGTATTGGCTTATATTTAATAAATAAAGCTATAAGCGATGCCAAAGATCGGTATTACTGGCTTGGCCGTAAAGATGGCTGGGATATGCATCGCAGGATGATTGACAACAAGGTTAAAACCGATGAGGTATTTGACTATGACAAAAACTGAGAAGCTGCTGGCCGATGTTGTCGATTTGGTCCATACAAGGGGAGCGGTCTATGGTCACCCTTACACAAACCATAAAAGGATCAGTGATCTCTGGTCGGCATACCTCGACCATCCAATTACACCTAGTCAAGTCGCATTATGTATGGCGCTCGTCAAGGTTTCTAGGCTTACTGAATCTGCAAATCACAGCGACTCGATCATCGATGCTATTGCTTACCTTTCGATATACCAGACAGTCTTGGATGCAGAGACCGACATCAACTTCACTTGGGGGGATGACTAATGGCATTTAACTTACAAGATTATGAAACAGTCGAAAGCCGACTAGATAAATTTTGGAAGGAGTATCCAGATGGAAGATTATCAACAAAGATTGAACAGGCCACAGACACTAGATACATTATTAGTGCTCAATTATTTAAGACGGAAGCCGATGCACAGCCGTGGGCGACTGGGCTTGCTAGTGAGAGCGTGTCTGATAGGGGTGTCAATTCAACTTCTGCACTGGAGAATGCAGAGACTTCAGCAATCGGCAGAGCGCTTGCAAATGCAGGTTATGCAGCTAAGGGCAAAAGGGCTAGCCGAGAAGAAATGAACAAGGTGGCAAGTTATTCACCACCGGGCACAAGGGCTAGAGCTGTTGAAAATGTATTACGTGCATCGTTTGCAGAAGATAAGCCGGCAGTCTGGTCGGTTGGTGAAGCTGTAGAAGCGATACCAGTTGACCCAAAGGCGCAAGAATGCAAACACGGCCCTATGATTCTTAAAGAAGGCGTAGCAAAGACTGGGCGTGATTTCTTTGGTTATGTATGCACTGCAGCAAAGCCTGACCAGTGTGATGCTAAATGGGCTAAGAAAACAGCTGCTGGATCTTGGTTCTTTCCTAGCGATGTCGAGGGGGGTGAGTAAATGGGATATGTAGAGATTCTTAGAGGCGGACCTTACCTGGAGCGCATAGAGAACGACCAGGTAAAGTTCTTGCCTTCTACCGATGTTTGTGTAGCTTGTAATGATGACAGGCTAATGCAATCAGGTAATTTCTTGATTTGTACTCAGTGCCACTGTAGGCAATAAGGAGTTTACCATAATGCACACACAGTTCAAATGTAATGGTTGCAGTCGCAAGACCGAGTTCTTATGGCTCGATCAATTAGATATGCCCGAAGGATTTAAAGCGTATCAGTGTATGGATTGTGGATGCGTCGGTGTTAAGAATATAGCCGAAGCTTTGGATATACCAGATAGCGATATATCCAGATGTGATAAGTGTGGTAGTTGGAAGTTTATTACCGTGGTCTGCCACACTTGCCAGTTGATTGAGAGTAAATAATGCCGATAAATGAATACAGCTGTAATGAATGCGGCACCTATGGGTCAGTGCATAGATCCTACGATGATGACAATACGCCTATGTCTTGCCCAAAATGTAATTTGCAAATGTCAAGAATCTATAGCGCACCTGGGCTTATATTCAAAGGTGGCGGATGGGGTGGTAAATAATGAGCGAATCTACAGATATTGATTGGGCCTACCAAAATGCGTTGCGCAAACAGTGGCTTATAGATAATCCTGATTCACAATATATTGGCTGGATGTCCATATGAGTGCAGCTGGTTGGGATGAAACCTGGATTGACACAGATGACCTACGCATTATGACTTGCCGTCTGACCTGCGGTTATGCTGATTGATTTGACATCGTATGCTAGGCTCTAGTGAAGCAGTGGCTCACAAAGCCACAAGGCGAGCCCGACAGGGAAAGCTCGCAAGGTGCTGGCTAGTTGGGATCGCTCTATTCATAGTTAATCTTTGCTTTGTAAAGACTGATTCCGTTGCAGCTTATTCCACAAATCATTATCGTCAGTGGGCTTTCATACAGCTTAATAACTTAGATGAGTTTTACTGTTTAGATGAGTTGTATTACAAAGAATCCAGATGGAATCCTAAAGCGAAAAATGGTAGTCATTATGGCATACCACAAGGTAGATCAATATGGCTTAGTACAGTCAGTGGCTTTAAGCAAATAGAGTGGGGTATTAAATATAATAACAATAGATATGGTTCTATGTGTAAAGCATTAGAGCATTACAAGATTAAAGGATGGCATTGAGAGACAAAGCATTAGGCAGTGGTAAGTGGGCTAAGTTACGCATTACCATATTAGATCGTGATGGTTGGCAGTGTGCAATATGTAATGGGCCAGCACACACGGTGGATCATATAGTGCCACGTGTTAAAGGCGGTGATATGTGGTCACCAGATAATTTACAATCGATGTGTAAAAGCTGTAATAGCCGTAAAGGTGGGCGTTTTTTTAGCAGCAAGGCGAC